AGAAGAAACCGTATCAGTAACGCTGCCGTCAATTACAGACTCAAGGGAACCGCTCAAGGTATTCACAATGCCATCGCTGCTATTTCCGGTTGGGATTCTGTAGTTAATGGCAGTAAGAATATGACGCTGAATATCGATCAAAGCTACTTGGGTCACCCTATTTACGGTGCTTGGGATGCTACAACGTCTTATCAGACCAATCAGTTGGTACAGTTCAATGGATTCAACTACAGGGCTTTGATGACTACTTATGGGGCCGCACAAGCACCAACAGGCACAAGCTCTGCAAATACCTGGTGGACCCCGTTGATTTCAACTACTACCACGCCTATCTATGACACTACAACTTTGGCGGACCCTCGTTATCTGAGCACACCTCCCGGTGTATACGGAACGTGGGCACCTAATTCGGGTTCTCTGTCTTCCACAGTTCTTTTGGGTGTTGAGCTACACCTACCGCACCCTACCAATGCGAACATCAAGAATTGGACAGCTTTTGGATTCCGTGCCAACGTTAATAGCGTGACCTTATCCATGTCTACCCCTTTCCAGGGGCAATCACCGACATGGAGCAATGCAGTAAATTATGTTCTAAATAATTATGTATCTATCATCACCGGACCTAACGTCAATATATGGAAGTGTGTCAAGCCGTCTGGTCCTGGAACTGTGTACGGTCCTATTACTCCGGGAACAGATGAAAGATTCTGGTTGCCTATCGCGCAGAATGAACCGTCCGATATTCAAGCCAGAACACAGTTCATCCCGTTGGTCAATACGCGTCACTGGGATAACAACACTCAGTACACTAAGGACACTCGCGTTGAGTATTTCGGAATTGTGTATCAAGCAGTAAGGGATAATATCGGTTCCGCACCTTCTGGATACTACTACTCCAATAGCAATTGGATCTACATTCAGCCTGCGGAATTTACCAATACTATCTCTGCTTATCACACACGTTCCACCACAAACGCAACGGCAGTAACTCCGTTGAGTGAGATGCGCTTCGTTACTCCGCTGACCGGCTTCCTTCCCGGTTCTCTGGGATCAGGTTTTGTGACCAACGCCACTAACACCTATTTGGATAGATTCATTAATGACTACCCAGATTTGAACGGTGTAGATGACAGCACACTGGCTTACTTGGCCAGACCTTGGGCGGCCACAGCAAATCTATGGACAACTACTTACGGTATGGCTGCGGTAAATCAGACAACTGCTGGTACCACCACATACAATACAGCTCGTGTAGCTTTCGGATTCGCCAATGCTTCACTGGCTTTGACTTTCGTTACGGACTATATCGATCCTGTTCACTACGGACATGGAATCCTATTCCGCTATTCGGATGCCAGCAATTTCTGGTATGCGACAAGAAAGTCACTGTACAAGGTAGTAGCCGGTGTTGAGACTCTGGTAGCCACATTCACTTCTCCATTTGTCAATGGAGATAGAATGATGGTTACTACAAACGGTAATAATATTTTTGTTGCCAAGTATCAGAGAACAGGATCTCTGCAAGATCCTCCGACCAATGTTCTACCCGTATCTCCGGTGGTTGATGCGGCTTTGGCAGCGAACACTATCCACGGACTCATTCAAAAGTACTCAGCATCAGGAGCGGTTTAATGGCAGTATTGAAGAAGATATCTCAAGTACCCAATATTACTCAGCTAACGGCACTCAATTCCGCCTGGAATGCCAATGGAGGTGGGTATCGTTATGATCTCAATACACACAGCGGAGTTTTGCAGGTATCAAATCCTCCCAGCTTCGTAGGTGCTGCAAAGTACGATGCCCAGAGTTCCAATATCTTCGCCAAAATCACTCCTGCCGTATCCGGAAATAGCGGCGGAGTATATACACAGTTCTCTATTATCAGAGACAGTGCGAACTACGCTGCTATTTCATACGGCGGAGATGGACTACTGAGAGCTGTTGCCGTATCGGACAATATTCCGGAGAATGCTTCTGGTAGTTCTTTTCCGGTATACAACTCCGTAACTCATAAGTGGTGGAAGATTGAGGAGAAGGACTTTCAGTTCATCTTCTACTACTCTCCCAATAGCACCACTTGGACAGAGTTTGCTCGCTTCTTTCACTCTTGGACAGATTACACAGTAACAGCGCAGTATCTTTCAGGATTCAATACAGAGAGTGAAAGCTCTTTTAACTATGCGTACCTGTCAAATGTCAACGTAGTAGACACCAATCCTCCACTAAGCTCCACCCTGTACAACATCGGTGGAGTTGGAGGAACAGATACGGTTACTGATCCCAGTCTTTTATCTGCGACGATTTCAAATTATGGAAATGCACGTTCTTCTTTCCATACTGCTCTGGGATTGCAGCAAGGTGGAGTAACAGACTTCAGCATGATCCCTGGCGGTATCACAAATATGTGGCAGGATGCTGTTGTTACAAGACTGAATCATGCCAACAGACCTACAGTTGCCGGTGGTGCTTCCTTCAACTGGTCCCGAAGTAGCTATTCCCTTTCTGTGTCCTCTCCCTATAGAGACGGAACTTACTTCCAGAAGGCCACAGGAATTAATCCTATAGTTGGTATATTCAATGTTCCGGATCAATTGGCTGAAGCGTTCACCAATGTTCAGGTGGAAAAGACTCCGGGACTTGAGAATCAGTTGAGCGTTAATGCGTCTTACTACACGGATTCCTGTTGCTATATTCCCAATATCCTGACAAGCGGTGGCACTGCCGGATCAACCACAGTGACCAGAAGCAAAGATCAGGCGTTGGCCGGAGATTATTCCGGCAAGGTGGTTTACGGGGGTACCCCTATCACGGATGCAGATGGTAGAAGTGTTTACTACTCTCTTCCCGCAAGAGAAGCATTGGTACCTATTAGTGGTATCCAGAATGGAACAAGAGGAACAGTTTGGTTGAATACGGCAAGAGCAAGCACCCAATGGTATGCGGCTCTGGTCCTTTATGATTCCAACTTCAATATTCTGTCCTCTTCCACATTCAGCGTCGTCGGTAATCCGAAGCTCTCTACGCACCCTGGAGGCTCCGTTTGGAAGTCTGCCAGCGTATCTATCCACTCGTCCGGTACGAGCGCCGCATACGCCGCTGTAGTGCCTGTAGTGGTGGCTTCTGGAGCCGAGACTGTCTACCAGTCCGGACACTTCATTAAGAACATCAATATCAACTTCACTACACTGCCAACAACGTTCGCATCTCCTCAGGAGCTTGCGATCGAGTTAAAGGCAGACCGCGTGAACTTGATTCGTAATCCTAGCTTCTATTCCAATACCAATGGATGGACAACGGTAACAACAGGGACTACCATTGTTTCTCAAGTTACTGACAACTTCAACCGTTCGGTATCGAATGCTTGGGGAACGGCAGATGTTGGAGGATCTTGGACTGTATCCGGAACTGCGACCGATTATTCTGTCAATGGATCTCAGGGTGTTCATTCTTTGGGAACGCTAAACACTTCCCGAAGAAGTACGATCACTTCCAGCACAGCCACCGAAGACATGTACGTGTCAATTTCTACCGCAGTATTGGCTACGGGAGATTCCATTTATGCGGGTCTGGTGGCTAGAAGTACCGGTGGTGGTTCGGATGAATATCGCGCGAGAATAGAATTTACTACAGCCGCTGGAGTTGTTCTCAGCATCAGAAAGTCTGTGGCTTCTGTTGATACTCAGCTCGGGACATTCACTACTGGATTGACGCACACGGTCGGTGTCAATTATCGAATGAGATTCCAGGCGATCGGATCAACGTTACGTGCCAAGGCTTGGTTGGAATCCGGAGTGGAACCAGCCAACTGGCAAATATCCGTAACCGATTCCTCAATTGTTTCCACAGGAAGCGTAGGAACCAGAAGTATTATTGTTACTGGAAATACCAATACTCTTCCGGTATTGGTTCGCTACGACAATCTTCTATTCAATGGTTCACCAGTATCGATTCAGTGGGACAACAGTACAGGATATAACTCTCTGGGATCTCAAAAGGTCAGTGTTGATGTTGTAGGTTCCGGTGTTACCGGAGGTTCTACTGCCATTCTGGGAACCGGTGGGAGATTAGCCTTCCTTTCCACAACGCAATATCCGATTGTGGAAAGTCTGAAAATCGGCCAGACGTATACCGTTTCCGCATATGTAAAGCAAAGTATTAATTGTCCAGATATCACCATGGATTTCCAGGATGCAAATCTGGTAACAATGCTTACGGTAAAACTGTCGACCATAAAGAATAATAATCCCAATGCGACTTTGCCAGGAGGTTGGGTAAGGATGTTTGGAACATTTGTTGTTCCTCCCAACAGTCTTTCCAATTACAGACCAAGATTTTCTGTACTCCTGTCAGAGGCTTCTACCAATGCTCCTTTCAGTTTCTGGATTGATAGCATAATGGTAGAGGAGAGTTCTTTGCTAGGTGATTACTTTGATGGTGGATATGGTTCTACTGATTATCAATGGGAAAAGCAAGGTAGTAATGAACAAAGATCATACTATTATAATAATTACTCAGATAAATTAGTACGTATTAATCAGATAATTCCAGAGTATGCTCCTATTGGTTATACATATACATTAACTAGTGCTCAATCTCCATAAAATGTTAAAAGACATATGTTCTTATTTTCTAGAACATATGTCTTTTTTCTTTATAACCAAGTATAAAAACAGTACACCGAGAGCAGGGCTTGTGTCAACTCGGTACATGTGTGGTAGAGTGGCGTCAACGACAACCGAGGAGAGACATGACATTCATCTTAGCAGCCCTGGCAACCTACTGGTTCTGGGAAACTGTCTGCGCAATGCTACCGAAGTTACGAGAGGTTGCGCTACTGCTGGTTCCCGTGATAGCTTTCGGAGCGTTGGCGCTACCCCTCTGGGCACTAGCACCCGCATCCATTGGTATCCTGGTGGTGTTGGCACAGCGGATCGACATGTTCCGTTCTCGTGCTACAGTACGGGTACCGAAACAGCGCCGAAGCAACATCCCGCCGCTGCCTTGACAGACCGGTGAGCACCTGATAGTGTCCTCACCAACAACAACGAAGGAGGAAACTTCAAATGCGTGACTATGACAAGCCGCTGAGCGTGATCCTGACCGGCGAAGGTTCCAGTGCGGATGCCAACACCGAGGCTCTTCTCGGTGACTTCGTTTTCGGCAACCTGGATAACGTGGACGTAAAGTTCATCGTTCCTTTCTCCGGTAAGACTTCCACGTCCATGAACGGTCTTTTCAAGATCCTGTTTGACAACTGGGGTATTGCCGGTAAGGATTTCCTTCCGATCGTAGAGCCCGATTCCGGTAACCGCATTATCTCTCGTGCTGAGTCCACCGAGCAGGTTGATCGTGGTTGCTCCATTGAGGTTGCTCTCAATCTCCTTGGTCAGGAGGCCGACAAGGACCGTGACGTGGCGTTCATTTCTCTGTACAACCCGGATAGCCTTCGGGATCTTGATGACCTGGAGAATGCCAAGCGTTGCGATGGCCTGGTCACTCTCAATCTTTGTGAGGGTCTGATTGATTCCTTCCCTGGTTACGAGTCCGATGAGGATCGTGAGATGCGGGAGGCGCTTCAGGCTGCTTATGATGAGCAGGAGAAGGCTCGCCTTGCTGCGGAGAAGGAGGCTGCTCCCAAGCCCGCCCGCAAGACTGCTGCCAAGAAGGCTACAACGCCCCGTAAGCGGGCTGCGGTGAAGTCTCTGGAGGCGGAGGATGTTCCTGCCGTGGAGGAGTCGGAGAAGGCCCCTGTAGCCCCTCATACGCACAAGTTTGTGTGGGTGGATGACAACAAGGGCAAGTGCGGTTCTTACTGTGAGTGCGGTCAGGAGGATACCGGAGGCACCTCGCGTCTCGTTGCCAATGCGGTTGCTCGTGAGGCGGAGAAGAAGGCTGCTAAGGGACTTGCGCTCTCTGCTGAGATCAAGGTAGGCTCCGTTACCAAGTCGGACGAGACTCCGAGCATCAAGGAAATTGCTGCCGAGCTTGTCACTGCTGATGATGTGTGGAAGGATGTGGCTGCTGCGGCTCCCGCTCAGCCCACGCTTGAGTACACTGCTACTGATGTGGAACTGATTACTCAGCAGCAGAAGAACCTTGCTGATACCATCATGGTTAACAAGGCTGATATTGTTGAGCTTGCTGATGCCATGCAGGAGATGTCCAACGGCTTCAGCAAGGCTCTGTCCGCTTACCGTCGAATGGTCACTGGAGAGTAATGATTATCGAGCCCGTGGGTACTGTGTTTACCGTTCGTTGGGATGGTATGGAAGACAGTATTGAAGCGGTTTATGCGGATCTCAGGTCTGCTCAGCTCTGGGTTCCTGAGGATTACAAGGATTGGATGCGGTACGGAGATCCGGGATTCATTCCCGGTATCTTCTCCTGGATTGCAATCGGTAAGTTTATGTGGCATCTGTATGAGAACGGCTCTCCTGTGGGTATTGTTGTCACACAGGAGATTGTGAATAAGGTGACTGGTATTGGATAAGTTAAAACAAGTCGGCGGAGATCACTATACCTCGCAGGCAATTCAGCCGTGGGCAATTATACGTGCCAATAAACTGGATTTCTTCGAGGGCTCCGCTTTGAAGTATCTTCTGAGACATCGTAAGAAGAATGGCAAGGAAGATCTTCTCAAAGCCATTCATTATCTAGAAGAGATTATAGAAAACGAGTATGGTTCTTGAGTTCTCCCTTCTGCCGCTGGTGTGGCCCATGCTAGGGTTCGTTCTTATAGCGGTGGTGTTCATCTACTGTGTTTATATAACAAAGGAATAGAATGGTTTCCCAGGATGCCTGGGACGACTTGTGGGGGTCCTCTGAAGAGAAGGCTCCCATAAAGTCGTCTTCATATAATTCAGTTAATCTGGCAAAGTATTTTCAGGAACAACTTCTGAGAAGCTCTTGGTATCGTGGCTTCGGTGTCGTCAATATTCAGGCACTAGCTTCACAGTTCGCCAAGTGGAAGAATGTCGTTACTGCGGACCGCCTTACCGCCATGATAGATTTTTACATGAACACGGCCGATCAACGGGGCAACGCTCCGGGTTGGCAGGATTTCGTGTATCGTAGAGATCAACTACTGTCAGCGCTTCTTAAATCCGAAGAACAGGAACAGGAGCTTGACAACTACGAGCTCCGTATGGAAGAGTACGACGAAGAGGCAGAGCTAGCTGCCTATTTTGAGAGGAGAAAGAGTTAGTGCCCAGTAAGGAATTCTATGTCAATCGTTGGCGGCAGTCCGGGCTTCCTGCAAAGTATTGGGATAAGCGCCTGGAGGACTATGTTCCTGTTCACGCCTCTGGCCGGGTAGCGCAGTCGATTGCTTCGGATTTTGTGTCCAATTTCCGAGAGCACTATCTTTCCGAGGAACGCAAGGAGTCGGGTGCTCTTCCTGACAACCGCGAGAATCTTGGTAAGGGGCTCATGCTCCACGGGCGCAACGGTACTCGCAAGAGCACTCTTGCGGCTGCCATACTGACTGAGATCCAGTATGCTGCCCCCGCTTGGCGCGGTTACTACATTCGCTTCTCCGAATATATGAAGCGTCTTACCAGTACATTCGATCGGGAGCCTACCGAATACGGTATTGAATCCAAGAAGATTCTTCGCATTATGGAACTGGTTCCCATTCTTGTCATTGACGATATCGGCCAGGAGCACCGATCCGGCAGCGGATTCACGGAATCCACGCTGCACGAATTTCTCCGTATGCGCTATGAGGCGTGTCGACCTACTATCGTTACCACTAACATCTCTCCCAAGCAGATGGCTTCTATCTATACGGAAAGCTTCGACAGCTTCCGGCACGATGCTTTTATTACTCGTGAGCTTCTGGGAAGGGATGCCCGAAAGATTGGAATAGAAGAAAATGCAAACCGAGATTCGTAACTTTCTTGAGAAGATCGACTATGAGGGCGGTGCCTATGGCGCGCTGGATTATGGCCTCCGTGCGGAGGACTATGTTCTTCCCAAGGATCTTGTAGATTCCTGGGAAGAGATTCGCTCTATGTTTCGCGAGCTTGACAGCGCTGTAGAGGAGTTTTACGGTGAGGCGTATCGTCGTGCCGAAGAGCTGGAACCGGAGGATTAATGCGTAATCACCAGAGTATTATCGATGATATTTGGCGTATTTTCCAAGACGAGGGAGTACATCTACCACAGGATTTACTGACCAGTTCCATTGTCAATGACAATCTGAACAGACTGTTGGAAGACGAGTTGGGAATTGCGTATAGTAATGGCCGATTCGATTGTAACTGTGAAGGAGAAGATTACTGGTCATGACTGTAATTCTTGAGGCGATTGTTGGAAGTACAGCTTACGGGCTGGCTACCCCTGAATCGGATGTGGATAAGGTGGGAGTATTTGTTCTGCCTACCGCAGAGTTCTCTCGTCTTCGTCCGCTACAGGATAGTGACTTTTCCATCGTCACTCATGAACCGGATCTGACGCTCCATGAGCTGGGTAAGTTCGCTCGGTTGGCACTCCAGTCCAACCCTACGATTCTAGAGCTTCTGTGGACCCCTGAGCGGTTCGTAACAGCCCAATCTGAGGACGGGCGACAGCTCCGTGCCCGGCGTAGTTGGTTCGCTTCCAAGGATCTTGTGAAGAATGCCTACTTGGGCTACGCTACGCAGCAGTTCAAGCGAATGGCAGAACACAAGGGTCCCGGCAAGCAGAAGCGCAAGGAGAAGAACGCACGTCACCTCTTGCGCCTTCTCGATCAGGGCTATAAGCTCTACAAGACAGGTGAGCTTGACATTGAAGTGAAGGATGCTAGTTTCTTCCATGAGTTCGGTGCGGAAATCGCGCAGAATCCTCAGAGGGCAGAACAGTACCTTCGTAACTTCACTAGACTATTCGAAGAAACCAAGAGTGGTTTGCGGCGTCTTCCTGCGCATGAGGAAGTAGACCTGTGGCTTCGATCTATCCGTAAGAAGTATTAGTTTGAGCTTGTATCGTCTTCTCGATGAGAAGGCGGTGCTGGTTTAATCTAAGGAGAAAAGGATGAATGAGCGTAAGATTTACATGATGACGGGTCTTCCGGCATCCGGCAAGTCTTCTTGGGCAAAGGATCTCGTGGCTCTGCATGGTGGAGACATGGTTCGTGTGAACCTGGATGATATCCGAGATATGCTGGGCTTCGGTCACAGCGGTCCTCTGGGTTGGTCCAAGGATATTGAGCAGGTCGCTCTTGAGGTACAGGACAAGATTATTCTTTCCGCTATTAAGATGGGTAGGGATGTTATTGTCGACAATACTCACCTGGTTCCGACTATCCCCAATCGAATCAAGAAGCTTTTTGATGGGGATGTGGAGTTTGTTGTACAGAACTTTACCGATATTTCCGTAGAGACCTGTGTTATTCGGGACTTCCTTCGCGGTGACGCGGGTGGGCGTTCTGTTGGTGAGGACGTAATTCGTAAGATGGCGAAGATTCTCAATAAGCCTTGGCGTCTGACTTCGGCATACATGAATGATTATGAGTACGATATTGTTCCGTACGATCCGAATACTCCGGATATTTACGGATTTGATCGCTCGCTTGCCGTTGTTTTTGATATTGATGGTACGCTTGCTCGTCATCACCGCAGTCCTTACGATTATGGTCGCCTTGGTACCGACACGGTATTCGAGAACATCAAGAATCTGAACCTCATGTACTGGAGTTCTCACTACAGCGTGTTCATTGTTTCTGGACGACCGGATAATTATCGTGCAGATACTGAGGCTTGGCTTGCCAAGAATGGTATTCGTTATGATCACCTGTTTATGCGACGTGCAGATGACAAGCGCAACGATGCTGATGTGAAGCATGAGATTTTTAATAATGAGTTCCGGGATATTTACGATATTGAGAACTGGTTTGATGACAGAGATCGGGTTGTTCGTCGTATGCGTAAGCTTGGTGTGAATGTGGTGCAGGTAAATGACGGAGATTTCTAATCTGGTTATTCAATACCGAACCAAGGGCGGAAAGAATTGGATGACTGTGGGACATCCCCCTACCGTGGCTGCGGCCCGTAGGGGGCGATCCCTTGCCCAGCGACAGAATCCCGATAATGACTATCGTATATACGATCTGGAACGAAAATTGGTAATCGTCTAATGACAAAACTACGACACGATAAGCGATGGAAGAATGATATTTTCGTAGATGATTCCGGTTGCAAGTGGGAAGTACATAAGCGGACTGTCTGTGAAGGCAGTCATTGCGCCATCCACAACCCCTCGGATCATCCGCTAAAGGATGCTAGAATTGTTCTTCGCCACGGAAGTCCGTTCAGTTTCAAGCCTCATGGTTTTGCAGAGCGCATCTGCGAACATGGCATGGCACACTCTGATCCGGATTCTGTGGCGTTCTATGACAGTATTGGGGATACAGGACACGGAATGCACGGTTGTTGTGTTGAAGTGTGTTGTTCATAAAGGAGTATAAAAATGGCACCCGCAAGTTTTCCAGATCCTGAGGACTGGAATATTGAGGACGTAGAGATTGAGCCTGTGTATATAGAGAATCCTATTACACAGGCTGAGATTGACGAGTTTGTCAAGTTTTTGGCAGTGATGCCGGATGCGACGGGGTGAGCTTTCGTCGGAGAGACTGCCCAGAGTACTGATAGTATTTGAAGGTCTGGTAGGTATTCTTCCTGATTCCAAGTCAAGGGGTCTGGAGATGCTGGCCAGAAAGCGAAAGAAGTGGGAACAGGCAGCCGGTTATTACCGATTGAATGTTCCCACCTCTGGAGGATTGCGGGATCTATATTGGAGACACCACTATCGTGTGGATATTGTCACCTTTATAGATCCCGATTTTGTAGATCCGGTACGCAATAGACTGGATTCCCGCAATCTTCTTTTCGGTGACGTTCATTACTACCCTGATCCTGTGGAGTTGGCTCACGACATAATCTATGATCGATCCATCTTGGGTGTGCTTGACCCTTCCCCGTCCCATGCGCTAAGCTACGGTTCTCGTGGGCGGTACTGTCCACCTGAGCAGTTGAACTTGCACAAAATACTCGTGTGATCTTTTGAAAGGAGAGCGCATGGCGTCTACACTCAATGTGGACAAGCTATTTGTTTCCAAGCTGATTACTAGTGGGAATTCATCCCCTATCAAGGATGTACCTGCCTACTTCCTGTTCGATGATACTTATCGTCAGGCATATGACTACATTCTCAGCTACTATTCCGAGCACGGTTCCCTTCCTACGCTTCGCATCATGCGTGCGGATCAGCCGAAGGCGGATATTATTGCGGTGGATGAACCGTGGGAAGATATCGTCAAGCGAATCCATGAGAAGTACATCAACGGATTCATGGTCGAGAAGCTTGAACTCATCAATGCTTATCAGGCCGAGGGCGATATAAAGGAAGCCATCAATCTTCTTGGTGTCCTTACTTCCAATATCCATACGGTTATCCCGAACAAGCGGGACGTGGACGTTACCAAGACGGGTGATGAGCGCCTTGCAAGGTACCTGGAACGCCGTGACAACCCGGGAACGCTGGTGGGTATCCCTACGGGCTTCCCGACGATTGACAAGGCCACTCAGGGGCTTCAGGGCGGTCAGCTCATCACGGTTACGGGTCTGCCCAAGGCAAGCAAGTCCGTTATTGCCATGCGTATCGCCATGGCGGCTCAGGAGTACGGCAAGCGTGTGCTGTACTGTACTTATGAGATGACTGTCGATGAGCAGACGAACCGACTTGATGCCTATCGAGCGGGGTTCAATGACAACAAGCTCAACAATGGTGATCTTTCCCATGATGACGTGGTGGCTCTGAAGGCAGGTCTTGACGAGACTGCAAAGATGCCTGCTATGATCATTGCGGAAGATGTCATGACAGTGAGTGCTGTCGGTGCGCAGTGTGATATTCATGATCCTGAGATCGTGATCATTGATGGTGCGTATATGCTGGAGGACGAGCAGGGAGAGGCCATGGGTACCCCTATGGCACTTGCACACATTGTCGCGGGCTTGAAGTTTATGGCTATGCGGCGTAAGGTCTGTATTGTGGTCGTCACGCAGTCCACGCCTGCACGTACCAAGGGTGAAACGCTGAGCAACGACTCCATTATGGGTTCCCGAGCATTCATTCAGTACTCCAATGTGGTTATTGGTATTGAGCGCGTGCCGGATGAGGATATCATGCGTAAGCTCAGGATCATCATGTCTCGCTCTTGCGGACCGCTTAAAGTTATGCTAAAGTTCAACTTCGATACCGCAGAGTTCGAAGAAGACACCGAATATTCCCTGGAAGCAGGTGATGTAGCTTTGGAGGATATGTTCCGTGACGACAATGGGCAGGAACAGTATTAAGTCCGGTTGGGGCAAGCGTCCTGATCTGGTACTTGTGCCTCAGGATGTACTGAGTACACTTGAGGAACTGGGAATCACAGTGGTTAAGCTTACATATAATGAGGCTTGGGCACTGTGTCCCGGACATCTTTCACGTAAGGGCGAATACAACAACAAGCCCGATAAGTGGTCTATCAATATCGAAACAGGAATTCACAGTTGTTTCTCCTGTGGATTCTCCGGTTCATTCACTACTCTTGTTCAGGAGGTTCGTGGTTATGGTAGAGACGCGGCAGAACGTTGGCTCCGTTCGAACGGTGCACGGTCCCGGTTTCGAGATGGACGTGGTGTTTCCTCTGGTCGTCAGCGATCAGACGAAGGGCTACGTGAACGACCTGTATGGAACGAAGCTCGATTGGCGCTCAGCGTTGATCCTCCGATCGAACGATTGGCACACCGAAGGATCTCTGCGGGAAGTGTAAGTCACTACGGTATTCGGTGGCAGGATGGGGAGGACCCGCACTGGATTCTCCCCATCCGAGATCCTGATACTCACCAATTGTGGGGTTGGCAGGAAAAGTCAGAGAACGGTTGGACCCGTAATAAGCCGTACGGTGTCTCCAAGGGAGATACGCTTTTCGGTATAGATGTATTCGACAATCCATTTGTCGTCGTGCTAGAATCTCCACTAGATTGTGCAGTTTCTTACACCGCAGGAGTTTATGGTGCAGTTTCTACATTCGGCGCTAGGATCACTGAAGCTCAACTGGAGCTTCTTTTTGATCTGGGCGTACCTGTAATATTCGGATTGGATAATGACGAAGCCGGTATCAATGCTTCAATTGAGTTGAAGAAAAGATACCTTCGAAGTGGTTATCCCATTAAGTTTTTGAACTATTCCCACATTCCCGACAAGAAAGATATTGGTACTGAGGGAGTAACACACAAACAAATACAACAGGCTGTACTTTCTGCACAGAGTCTAGTATCATTTAGACCATGAGCTTTACAGGAAACTTACGGCCCTACCAACAGGCAGCGTCCGATCTCGTTTGTGAAAGAGAACGGGCGCTGCTTGCTTTGGATTTGGGAACAGGAAAGACAGTGGTGGCTATTCATGCCATCGAACGATTACGAGATGAGGGGAAAGTAAAGTGCGCAGTTTTGATTATGAGCAGCAGCCTGACAAGACAGTGGGCAAATCGGATTCAAGAATTCACAGACGAGCACAGCGTAATAGTGGTAGATGGCACATTGGGTCCTGCCAAGAGAACGGCTGTCTATCAGGAGATCGCGAAGAACCCTCCAGCGTATCTGATCATGGGGATTCGTCAGGTGGTCAAGGATCTGGATTTCGTTCTCAGTCTTAAACCGGACCTGGTATTGGTCGATGAAGCCACATCTATTAAGAACTTCTCTTCGCAGCAGTCCAAGGCTGTAAAGAAATTAAAGACACAGTACCGTATCGGTTTAACTGCTGAACCTATTGAGAACGGTAAGGCAGAAGAATTGTATTCCATCATGCAATGGATCGATCCGGATCTGTTCGGCGGATGGCGTGAATTCGAAGACACCTATATCGAGCGTAACGGTTTCGGTATGGTTACTGGCTATAAGAATGTCAAACAGCTACACGAATTACTTATGACTGCCTGTGTGAACAAAAGAAGATCCGATAAAGATGTGGCAGAATTCATGCCAACAGTCCAGGAATACAATACCTATGTGGAGATGGATGATGGAACAAGAGAACTGTATCGAGATATCGCCGGAGAGCTTCATAGAGAATTATTGTCTCTACCCCCGGGAAGAACCGTGGGAGATATTTCTGCTTTTTACTCCGGAGTACAAGAGAAGGTATCTGACCAAGGAGAACTTGGCCGCATCACGTCTAGACTCTTAGCGCTGCACTTACTGCTCGACTCCCCGGAACTCCTCAGAGCCTCTGGACGGGCTTACAGCGATCCGGCAGACCCCAGAGGTAGCCAGTATGCTGCGGGGCTGTTGGAGGCTGGCAGACTGCCTCCTGAGGGCTTTGTGGGTAGCAAGCTGGAAGCATGCGTGGAGATGATCGAAGAGGTGCTGGAGGAAGATCCGGCTCACAAGGTAATCGTTTTCGCTCGCTTCAAGGGTGTGCTACCTTTGCTGGCAGAGCGTCTTCCGTATGAGTCCGTGCAGTTCCACGGAGGTCTCAACGGAGCGCAGCGAGGGGAAGCCATTGACAAGTTCTCCAAGACTGCTAGAGTGTTCCTATCTTCGGATGCCGGAGGCGCGGGAGTCGATCTGTACATGGCTTCCCATCTGATCAATTATGATTTACCTTTGTCTGCTGGCATGTACAAGCAGCGCAACGGTAGGCATGTTCGTGCTAGTTCGCTGTTCCGAGATGTGACTATTGACAATCTGATTGTCAGTGGTAGTGTTGAGGAGTATCAGCTCAATCGGCTGCAGTACAAAGCCAAGGTAGCGGATGCCATTGTGTCTGGACGGATGTCAGTGCCCAATGGTAGAGTTACTAATGATGCAAAAAGCTTGACCAAATTTCTTGAAGATTATCTGAAGGAGTAATCATGGACGAGATTATGGACAATTACGATCGTCAGATCGAGATGGCGCGCAAGCAGATTGCTAATCTTGAGATCAAGAAGGCGGAGCGCTCGCTCCGTATGCAGGATCCCAAGTATGTGGAGGTTCGGGATCTGTACGTTATGCTTGCGGGTGCTATCAATAAGCTCAATGAACTGGGCGAGCACCTGGAGGACGGTGAGGGTTACGATATCTCTATTGAGGGTGCTTCTTTTCGATTTGTAAACGGCGAACTTAGGGAAAACAATTGACCAATATTATGAAGGGCATTGAGTACTCTACCTATACTAGTAGTAGTTTCTCTTATGCTGTGGAAGGTGTCTGGGGATTTTGGCAGCCAGTACCATCCGGTAAGACAAAGTTCAGTGCTCGAACACGTTTCCGTATGGCTCCTGTGTATGCCTATGAGGTTCGTACCGACAAGTCTGTTGTGTACAAGAATCGCACTGATGCCATGTCGGAGGTAGCTGCCTACCTCAATATCGGTATGCAGGCTACTATTAGAAAGTTTGAGTCTCCGGAAGATCAGGTAGCCAACCCGCTTCTCCAGTATCAGTTTGGGGACGGTAATTGGCAGCAAGCACAAATCGGCAGTACTCCTGTTTCCTTTACAAACGCACCTGAATTTCGTATCCGTCCGGATTACTACCACCGCGTGACCACACTTGCTTCTGCCTCTGTGGCCAACGCTGTAGTGGACTTCCATGATGTTGACGCACTGGCCAAGTATGTGGATAATCGAATCCGTACTGATGGTCCGGGCTTCACTCTTGCGAAGGTGGCGTATCTTGATGAGCAGTGATTTAGTAAGAAGTAAGGTAGCTCGCTACCTATTGCTCAAGCAGGATATCAAGGACTTGCAGGATCAGCAGGCACGTGTTAAGTTAGAGCTGGAACCGTACCTCAAGGCAGCACCGACCAACTCACGTGGTTCTCACGTGGTAGAGTTCGAAGACGCTTTGGAGATCGACGGAGTGCGCTACAAGAGCTTGCAGAAGGTACGCAAGGTGAGTAGGGTACTCAATGAGGAGCGTACCACTGAGTGGTTGTACGCTAAGGTGAACAGTGAATCTGAAGAAGATATCCACTGGGACGATCTTGTCAGCAATAGTGGTATCTTTGTCACTGTCCAGCACATTGATCAAGATGTACTGTGGGATTTCTTCGTTAATGAATACATTACCGAAGAGGAATTGAATAGCTTTTTCGATGTAACGGAATCATTCGCATTTTCACCCACCCGAGAATAACTAATAGGAGGAAATAATGAACAAGGCTGCGAAGCTCGTTGCGGTGGCTGCTGTTGTCGGTATGCTGGGCGCGGGTGCGGTTGCTTGCGATGATGACGACCACGATCACCACCACGTCGTGGTTACCAAGACCAAGACTGTTAAGCCGAAGGCGCCTGTTCAGAAGAAGTCTTCTAGCTCCACCAAGAAGAAGTAAATAACGGAGTAGGGCTCCCTAGGGAGCCCTACCACTATTGTCAGTAGCTACTTATATGATTGGGGCATTGTGGGAAATAGTATTAAGCTAACAAAGGAACAGGGCGAGGAGCTTGACCTTCCTTGGTCCTGCCACACAGAGTGGTCTCTTGGTTCCGGCCGCTGGCATGAGCGGATGGAAGGTGTATTCGAGTATGAGGGCAAGCATTATATGATCAATTGGGGCATGGGGCTTACCGAATACCAAGAGCACGAACTTCCGTGGGAATGGGATGATGTTGTAGAGTGTCCTGAGGCCGAAAAGTACGAGGTTACTAAGACAGAGTGGAGAGTGAAGAAGTGAGCGAATGGAATGATCTCCATATGTTGGTGCCTGTTCAGATAGATCCCTATATGCTCGTTGAACATATGAGAATGAATGCTTCTTATGAAGAGATGTTCGATCTCATTGTGGCTATTGATGAGGCGGTAGCTGATTGGGATTTTACTCAGATGCTCATCAGTTATGCCAAGGAACAGAAGCGACTGATGAAGGCAGAAATGAGGGAGACTCATTAACAGTTGGCAGCATGCTATGTCATCTGCTCGTGAATGGGGTGGAGATCCTGAGCTGTATCATCCTATCCATTTAAAGATCGACAGTTCCAAGTCAGGCATGGGTGATATTCGTCATCGTGCCATGTATCATCACACCGAAGGTACCTTCCTTATGGAGGAATTGTTCGGTCCGTATCTCCAGGTAGGCAAGCGTCAGGTTCCTGTCCGCGATATCGCAGAGCGTCATATCGTAGAGGATCTGGGATTCCTGCCTACATTCCAGTGGTGGGCAGAGCAGATGGCCCTTAACCCTGCAATGAGTGGTACCAAGCGTAGAGAAATCCGCAGCACTAGAGAGATTTTTGGGAGTAATAGTGAGTGAGCAGGCGTTAGATTTTCGTGGTAAGTTACTGATTGACGAGTCTTACAGCCGTGGTAGTCAGTTTGTAGAGCAGCTTCCGATTGAGGATCTTCTTCCGGAATTGGAGGAAGTATTCGCCAAGGGTGTTGTTGCTATCAAGTGGAATCAGTACGTTCCCGGGTGGAATGATGGTGATGCTTGTGAGTTCACCATTAATGATGTTCTCTATACTTCTAATCCTGCCATTGCGGCATTGTGGGTAGAAGACAAGAGAGCAGACTCCGCAGAGGATCTTTATCCGGAGCTGGATTACCTTGAGGATTACTGCTTTATTACAGGTTCTGGCCACCCGGATGGATTGGGCACGCATGTTGACGCGTCCATTGGTTCTGCTGCATTCGAGTATGCTTTGCGTGCTGAATTCGGTGACAACGTCACTGTGGTTATTACTCCCGACAGTACTTACAAGTTCGATTACGAGTGCGGTTACTGATTCATGGTGGACGATTTCTTAAGTAAGTTCTTTCCGGGGTCGTCCACTCCTCTTGATTTTGAAGCACGTAAAGCGGTAAAGGAAAAAGAAATCGGTGAGTGGGACGCCAAGCCTTTGATATTCAATGTGGGAGGCGTCCCCACCGAGTTCTTCACTATCGGTCAACTGGCTACTGCGCTAGGAAACCGCAGTGCAAACACCTTGCGCGCTTGGGAGAAGGAAGCTATCATTCCAAAGTCTCCCTACGTCAAGAGTAGTCAGGACCCGAGAGGTAGACGACGTTTGTACACCCGTGCTATGGTTGAAGGCATGGTTCGTATCGCACAGGAAGAGGGAGTATTATGGCCGCACAAAGGCGTAAGAATGACGGAGACACAGTTCACACCGAGAGTCCTACAGTTGTTCAAGACTCTGCTACAGTTACCGTGACTCCTATTGACGGAGTTCTTGAAGTCAGTCTGACCACAGGGTATACGGTCAACATCGGGGACTTTAACAACAAGAGTGTTAAGGGATCTGTCGCTGGCAGGTTCTCTACTCAGGTAGATATCTTCGACGTAGCTGCCTATCTTAATGAAAAGCTGTACGCAGTTATCCAGGATGAAATGCTGACCGCAAAGGCGCTCGCCCCGGCACAGTCTTACATCCATCGCATTTCTATTGATTAATCCAACAACAGCGCCTATAGCGCATACGCAAGGAGATAACATATGGCAAGTCGTAATCGTGTAGCGGTTGCTGCTCCCGTTGAAGATGACAGCTACGATGGCCCTTCCGAGTCCATGAAGGCCCCTCAGCGAGCCCCACGTACCGGTAGGGTAGTCCGCAGTGGTTGGGGCGCTCCGGCGACTCCCAAGCAGGAGACTGTGAAGGCTCCATATCTGGAGCTTAAGGGCAACGGTCGTCGCATTATCAAGATTCTCAACGAGAAGCCACCGGTTCACTACTTCCAGCACTTCGTTCAGCAGGTGAAGCGTTCTTACACTTGCGGTAAGATCTGGGAGGACGGTAAGCTTGTGCAGACCTGTCCTCTCTGCAATGTAGGCCACAAGGCTTCGGCACGTTTCATGATGAATGTCATCGACATGGAGGACATCAACAAGGCCGAGTCCATTTCCGATATCAAGGTTCGTAAGTGGGACTTTGGTAACGAGGTTTCTACACTACTGCAGGGTTACTCTGTGAACCCGGACAACGAATACTGGCCTGTCGATGATGAAGCTCGCTACTTTGAGGTTTACCACGTTTCTGTGGCAGGCCGTTCTGCTCCGTCTACCAAGGTCGACAAGCTGAAGGCACGTGATCTTCAGGAGGATTTCGGTATCGAGCCTTTCACCACTGCGGAACTTGAAGAGATCCGTGGTGAGGAGATTCTCGATGATGACGGGGATGTTGCCAACTACACCAACCTTTACGGTGAGGAAGTAGTTTGGATCAGCACGCAGCGTCAGCTTGAGGAGATCGCGGACAAGATTCGTACCGACTGATCTCCGCTAGACACAACGGCCCCGGGCTGATAGAGTTACCTTACTCAGTCAGCCCGGGGCTTTCCCGTTGATACAAGGAGGAATCGTGGAGTCTGTTTATGTTGTCATGTGGGAGAGTTGGGATGGTGTCACGTGCGCGGGTGATGATCTTTACATGTCATTGGATTACACGGTAGCGTCCATTTGGATGCACCAGCATGTTCAAAAGCAGTATGCCAACTACGTTTGGGATCAGTGTTCGGACATTTGGTTCAGCGGTGACAAGTATGGGTGGGACAAGTACTATATTGATGTCCGCCCGCTGGAGGAGGAGCTTTAATTGAAGGGTGTAATTCTTTCAGAGGAAGAGCTACGGAAGGAGGTAGCGTACTTCCTCAAACAGGATGCATTTGCTTTCGACATCGAGTCTATTCCGGGACCGCTGGAAGGAACTCGTGGAGTAGCTGCACACAATCAGGTCGTCTGGATTTCCCTGGCAACCTATGGGCGAGCCATTACCATTCCTCTGGGGCATCCCAATGGAGACGTACGTCTTAGGGACAAGTTCCGTAAGAAAATTGATGGTAAGTTCCAGTCCTTTCCGGCGGTATTCAATGAGCCCCCGAAGCAGCTTCGCCCTTCGGTCGTATTCGAGATTCTCCGCCCGCTGTTCTTTTCTCGTACCATTCGTAAGGTGGCACACAACGCTACCATCGACTTTGTTTCTCTTAAGAAGTATTTCGGTGCCATTCCTTACGGCCCGGTATCTGACACCATTGTTATGCAGTGGCTCCTTGATGAGAACATCGGTCAGATTTCCGGCGGTCCCAAGCGTCCTATGCGTAAGGGTCTTAAGGATCTTACCCTTTGGTATTACAAAGTCAAGTACGATACCGAAGAAGTCGGTAAGTGTATTGAGGCTCACGAGTTTTCCAAGGTAGCTCGATACGCTCTTCTCGACGTCCGTTATACTTGGACTCTGTTCGTTAAGTTCAAGCCGCTTCTCATTGAGGACGGTGTCTCTCGACACGCGGATCTTGAGAATGAAGTAACCGAAGTTCTGTTTCCGATGAATGCTATTGGCGCACCTGTTGATGTCGAAGCAATCAAGCAACTGGAAACAGACCTGACCATTATGCTGGAGAAGATCGAAGCGAATATCTACCGGGAAGCCGGTCAGATTTTCAATATCAATTCGACTCCGCAGAAGCAGAAAATCCTTTTCGGTCTAAAGAAGGATGGAGGTCAGGGACTAAAGAGTAAGCGACTTACTCCGGCGGGTGCTAAGCTCAAGAAGGAAGGAATGCCTACGGGCATTGAGCACCTGTCTACGGACAAGGAAGCTCTCGAACAGTTCCCGGACAACCCTCTTGTCGCACTTCTTATGGAGTATTCCGAAATCGCCAAGCTCCTCAATACATATGTGCGAGGATATCTTGGTGAGGAAGGAAATCCGGATCGGCCTTGTCGAGTATTCCATGGAAGAATCCATGCGGATCTCGTTCAGTATGGTACGGTTACTTCTCGCTTCTCCTGCCGTGAACCCAATCTACAGAATATTCCGCGTCCGGGTACTGATCTTGGTACCAAGGTTCGTGGTCTGTTCAAGGCTCCTACCGGTTACAAGCTGGTGGTTGCGGACTATGCCCAGATTGAGTACCGCGTTCTCGCACACTTCCTGGGCAAGGGTATTCTGTTCGACGGTTTCTGGAGTGGTGTGGATGCTCACAAGGCAACCGCCGCCGCTATGTATCAGGTAGCCATCGAAGAAGTTACCAAGCAGATGCGTCAGGATTCCAAGGCAATTGGTTTTGGTGTGCTGTTCGGCGCCATGGCCAACAAGGTTGCGGCGATCATGAAGCAGACTGTAGAGTATGCCGAGGAGCGTATTAAGGACTATGGGAGGACTCAGCCGGAAGTAATTCAATTCAAAAAGGCTGTGGTATCGACAGCGCGTAGGCGTGAGATTCCTCACATTACCACGATTACCGGATTCAAGCGACGCGTGTGGGATCTGAATGAGGAGCGTTGGGGTTTGCGTGCCCGTGCGGAGCGACAGATTTTCAATTCTCTCATTCAGGGCAGTGCTGCTGGTATCATCAAAACTGCAATGGTTCGCATTCACAAGCGCTTGCTTGAGTACAATGCAGATCTTCCCGAGTCGGAGAAGGTCCACCTGATTCTTTCTGTGCATGACGAACTGGTTCTCCAGGCTCCAGAACACCGGGCCGTGGATGCCAAGCTCATGCTGGAGGAAGCTATGGCCGGACCGGAAATGCAGACCATGCTTAAGGTTCCACTGGAAGCTACCGCTCTCATCGTTGACAGATGGAGCGAGGCTAAGGACTAGGAAAGAAAAAGAGAATTGACAGAAGACCCTTTTGAGGGGGCAGAACCGTCCAGTATAAATGACTGGGCGGTTCTCGCCACTACTATTCAAAAATCAATGATATGGGACATGGTAGGTCCCTATAGAATAAAGCACTCTCCTGAGAAGATGGGTGTCAAACCGGCATCCGATGATGTTCTGGAAATGGAATACCGGGACATGATCAATAGGCGGACAAGTCTTTATCCTTTGCGCAATCAGATATCTTTCCTCAGTTATGTGGCAGCCCAAGTAGCTTCGGATACTTTGATTGCTTTCGATCCAAGATACGCTGCAATGGATGAGCAATCAGTCTTGTCTTTTAAGGAATTGAGTATTAATATAGGTGCAGCGGTAACGGATGCCGTTATCAGCCACCTACTAGAACAAGGACTCATCCATTTGGGAGGACACCAATGAACTTCTGGGCCAACAAGCTACAGGGAACACCTCAGCAAGCCCCTGTAGCGCCCTCTAGAAGCCTTTTCAACCCGGTACCCTTACCGGTGCCCAACACTGTTCCCACAGCGCCTCAGGGGGCCCCTGTAGCGCCTAAGTACGTGCCTTCTGTACCCATGACAACGGGCTCTGTGTGTCCGGGTTGTGGTAGTGATAACTACCGACCACCTGTAGCAGGACAAGCCATTGCCTGTGGTGATTGCGGATGGCATCCGCGTTTCCAGCAGGAGGGCTACGGCTTGCGTGCCCTTCGTACTGATAAGGGCGGTCCGGCCCAACCAGCACGTCAGGTGGCTGGTCAGGGGCAGACTCTTCAAGCTGCTATTGCCGTGCTTAATGCCGGTGGCGGCGAACATCTCAATTAATAATTCGATCAATTCTCTCTTGGAGTTATTTTGACAACAGAAATGTCTGTGTTTGCGGAGACAATTTATAGAAACAAGTACGCACATCCAGGAGAGAATTGGGAGGATACTGCCAGACGTGTTATCAGCACTGTATTATCTCCGTACTTTCCTGAGGATGTTGAAGAGCTGACAAAGTATGTGGAAGAGTTCAAGTTCATGCCTGGTGGTCGTTACCTGTATGCCACGGGTAAGCCTTTTCACCAGACACAGAACTGTCTTCTGCTGACTGTTGAGGACAGCCGCGAGGGCTGGGCCGATCTCATGAACCGAATCACCTCTGGTCTTATGACAGGTGCGGGTGTCGGTGTAGTATATTCCAAGCTTCGTGGGAACGGTGAGCTTGTCAAGGGAATGGGCGGAAAGTCCACGGGTCCTCTTGCTCTCATGAACATGGTCAACGAAGCTGGACGCCACATTATGCAGGGAGGCTCCCGTCGTTCTGCTATTTGGGCAGGACTCCACTGGAATCACCCCGATGTTTTTGAATTCATTGCTGCCAAGGATTGGTCTGATGATGTCAAGGCATTGAAGGAGAAGGATTTCAATTTCCCTGCCACTCTTGACATGACCAATATTTCTGTCATTCTTGATGACGATTTCTTTGCTGCTTATGAGAATCCTGCTCATGAGAAGTACGAGTGGGCGCAGAATATTTATTGGACTGTTGTGGAGAAGATGCTTTCCACAGGAGAGCCGGGCTTCTCTGTTGACATCAAGGAAAACAATGGAGAGAATCTAAGAAATGCGTGTACTGAAATCACTTCTAGAGATGACAATGACATTTGTAATCTCGGTAGCATCAACCTTGCTAGAGTCGAATCTCTGGAAGAAATGGCAAGAGTCACGGAACTCGCGACGCGATTCCTCCTATGCGGCACGTTATATTCCAAGGTCCCGTACCAAGGGGTAGCGGACACCCGCGAGAAGAATCGCCGTCTTGGCCTAGGACTCATGGGCATATATGAATGGCTTGCCGTACGAGGAAAGCCGTACGCGCCCGACAGTGAGCTTGAAAGCTGGCTGGAGGTCTATGCCACCAGTACAGAGATTGCAGCCGCAGCAGCAGCCGTTCTAGGCATTTCTGCGCCTATCAAGACACGTGCCATCGCTCCTACCGGAACCATCGGTATCATTGCCCAGACCACTACGGGTGGCGAGCCTCTCTACGGTCTGGCATACTTACGTCGTTACCTCAAGGGCAAGGTATGGTTCAATCAGTATGTCATTGAGCCTATCGCCAAGCGATTTGCTGATAGAGGCGTGGACATGTCCAAGCTGGAGACAGCATTCTCACTTGCGCAGGACCCTGAGCGTCGTATAAAGTTCCAGGCATGGCTACAAAAGTTTGTTGATCACGGAATCTCTTCCACCATCAATCTGCCTGCCAAGGACAAGCAGAGCTTTACAACGGAAGAGTTCGGCACTACACTGATGAAGTACCTTCCCGAGATTCGCGGTATCACTGTGTATCCTGACGGTGCACGTGGCGGACAGCCGCTGACTGTGGTAGATTACAGTGAAGCAAGTGAGTGGGAAGGCGTAGAGTTCGAAGAGTACTCCAATGAGAATGTCTGCGTTGGAGGATCGTGTGGGGTATAACTTCTAAGAAGGAGAATGAAATGAAGCTGAAGAAGACGCTCACCCTCAAGGAGACTCTGGTCTTCGGTCTGGCTACCTTTATTGTCGGTACCATTATGGGCGGGTTCATCATCAAGCTTGCCTTTATTCTGGCTGTAGTCGGTCTTCTGGCCTACTTCGGTTACCTGGGCTACAACATGTACAAGGCAGGTGCCTTTTCCAAGTGATTTTTCTCCGAATCATTGGTTTCCTAGTCGGTGCAATCATGGCTGTGACCGCTTCACTGTGGTCCGTATGGTTCTTCATCGGCTTGATTATCGCGGCTATCTGCGGTATTACTTTCCTGCCTGATCTCATTGACTTGATCATTGATATCAGCAACTAGGCACTAGACAATGTCATAGGGGCTTGGTAGAGGGTTAAAGTCTACCAAGCCCCTTAACTTTTGAAACAAGGAGTGTAGTGAACGAGAACGTTCAGGCATTATTAGCAAAGATGAACAAGCAGCTCGAAAAGGATGGTAATCCCACCCTTACCATTGCGTCGGACATGTTTATTCCCAAGCGATTCACGTCGGGAATTCTGTCCTTAGATGTAGCAACGGGCGGTGGATGGCCGGGAAATCAATGGGTTGAGGTTTACGGTAAGGAATCAAACGGTAAGACAAGCGGTATTCTACATACGATTGCAGCTAATCAGGCTCTTGATCCTAGTTTCATGACGTTCTGGTTAGCCTCTGAGCACTATGATCGGGACTGGGCAGAGAAGAATGGCGTAGACAACGACCGTGTGGTAGTGTTCTCCACAACAGGCATGGAGTTGGCTTACGACACCATCATCGAGATTGCCCGTTCGCATGAGTTCGACTGTATCGTTCTGGACAGCTATCCGGCTCTCAGCCCTGGTGAGGAGCAGGACAAGTCCATGGAGCAGGCTTCCATGGCTCTAGGTGCCCGTCTTAATGGTAAGTTCTTTAGAAAGATTGGCGGAACATTCAGTAATGATCGTCCTTATATTGGTTTCTTCGTTAACCAGCTCCGCGATGCTATTGGTTCGTTTTCGCCTTACGGCACGCCGACTACGACTCCTGGAGGAAAGGCTAAGAATTACGCGTTCTATCAGCGAGTCCTGGTTAGCCGAGATGAGTGGATCGAAGAGAAGCGCGAAGGATTAGGTAAGGTAAAGGTCGGTCAGTCCATCAAATTCAAGATGGAGAAAAACAAGGCGGCGGCACCACAAACCATCGCCATGACTGACTTCTACTTCGACAATTCCGATAAGGGATTCTTACCCGGACAGCATGACAACGTCAAGGACATCGTCACAATGGCTGTTGTGTTCAAGGTAGTCAAGCGTGCCGGAGCATGGTTTTCCTTTGTTCAGGACAATGGACAGGAACACCGCTGGCAAGGACGTGATTCCATGGTAGAGGCCATTCGTAGTAACCTAGAGTTGCAAGCAGAGATCACCAAGGTGACTCTGGAGACCGCTACTCAATGAGGTTAATATGCCTTTACCAACAGGCGTTGTAGCCATTACCGTTACAGGTACCTACAAGAATGCCATCAGTGGGGCGGGAGAATCTGGCTTCATTGAATTTGTTCCTAATCTGAAGTCCCTGAATGACACAACAGATGATGTAATCTATACGGTTCCACCATTTGTTGCTACGGTTGCTCAGGGAACTGGAACATTTTCAATCCAGATTCCTGTCACTGATAACACCACGTTTTATCCTTCAACATTCAGTTACACAATTATCGAGAAGGTTACTAACATGGGCAATCGTACTACCAAGGGAGTCAAAGTTCCTGCCTCTCTTGGTAGTACCGTAGCCTTGAGTGATCTTATTGCACCGTACATTTAATAGGAGCACAATTTGTTATTAGATCCAATTATTCTTACCGATAAGAACAATGAAAGTATTTCTTTCGCAGAATTTCTTCTTGATAAGAAGCTTGTTGGTGAGGACATAGCTTTATTGAAGACAGTCATTACTGAGGCGGCTATTAAGGACAGAATTCCTTTTGTCCAAGTTGTTGAGGTATTGTCTGCTCTCAATAATCACTACATGAATAACTAGGAGGAAATATGATTGCCGAGTTCGAGAAGTGGCCGTCGATTTCGCGACGTTCCAAGGAAGTCATGATTATTACCGAGAAGATCAACGGTACTAATGCTTGTGTAATTTTCCTTCCCAGTCATCTGTGGACTGGTGGTGCGCTGCCACTTACTACAGTTACCGGCGCATTGGGCGACAGCTATGATGTATTCGCTCAGTCTCGTACTCGATTTATCTACCCGGATGACGATAACTTCGGTTTCGCCTGGTGGGTTAACTCGAATGCTCAGGCACTTTTCGATACTCTGGGTGTAGGCAAGCACTTCGGTGAGTGGTGGGGTTCTGGTCTTCCGTGTAGCTACGGTCTCAAGGAGAAGCGTTTCAGCCTCTTCAATGCCCGTCGCTGGCAGAACATCCTTGCCTACGATACCGATCAGACGCCCGTGAAGGGCCTCAGGATCGTTCCGCTTCTCTACGTTGGGCCGTTTGTCGGCAAGGCCATGGACGACGCCGTAGCGAGGGTTACAGAGGGTTCCGTGGCTGTCCCTGGCTTTAAGTCTGAGGGTGTGGTAGTCTACTTCCGCGAGATGGATTCAAGTCTCAAGATCCTTGTGGAGAACGATGACATCCACAAGTGGGAGGTTGCCAAGAATGCATGAGCATGAGTACACTCCTAATCCTGACGGTACGCAGTCCTGTACCTGCGGTCGTACTCAGTGGTTCAATCCTCACACACGTGAGTGGGAAGAGAAGTAGTTGCTTGCTTCGTTACTCTCTTGTAGAGTAGCGTTGCTGGTCACTACTAAAGGGAGTAATAATGGATTTTCGATTCCACAGTTTCCGTCAGTATGATGCAGCTTACATTCGTAAGAGTGTCGAGCTTCCGCACATCAAGGAATCCATGGAAGCAGCGATGGCGACCAATGACCAGATCAAGGCAGAGTACAACGTGGATATCTCGCATGTCTTTTCCCGTGCTCTTTCTGCTGCCGCCATTGTGCTTTCGATTGCTACGGTTGTGCTGGTTCCCTTCCTGTGGGTTTTTGTCCACTGGGCTGTAGCAAGTACCGTTGGTATTGCTATGCTGTACGCCGTGGATCGTTCTTACGCATATTCCAGGGTTATCCGAGGGATTGTGGATTACTACAAGGAGAATGAAAATGCTTGAGGCTCTGTACAATTTGACCATTCTGGCAGAGACTGGTATCTTTGCCTACGGTGCTGGCAAGCTTGGTCTTGACATGCTGTGGGAGAAGACGGTAGAGTTTATCTGTCAGCATGACCTGTGGGACAATCCAGAGGTTGCAGCGTTCATGTCTGTTTTCTCCAAGGAAAACAGTTGATCAACGAACCTACCTACGGCAATATGCACAGGGACAAGGAAGCGTTGGCTCAGGCACTTGAGGCAGTACGCCGATTGGTTTGCTGCTACGATATGGGCAACTTCGAACGGCCCGCACCAAATAGGTGCGACTGCAAGTATGGTTTGTCGATAGACAAGCTCATGTCTGGTGAGGTAACATTCTCACGGGGCAGCGAGAAGACTGGCTGTCCGGAACTCAGGTCAGTAATTTATATGCTTCTACATTCGGAGGAAATGTGAGCTGGTTCGTTATTGCTGGTATTGTCGTTGTCGGCATCATCTGGGTGATTGGTTCGTTCCACGCTCTCAATGATCTGCTGGACAACGGTAAGTCTCTCAAGAAGTACCGCGAGGAGTATGGCAAGGATCTGGGCTTCCTGATCTGCGCAACGTACCGTGGGATGTGGTTTACCATCTGGCCGATCGTCGGTCTTGCTGGTTTTGTCATCGGTCTCGTCCGTGACACTATCAATCTGTTCAAGTAAGTCTTAGTGGCTTCTCTTCTCTATCTCTCGCAGGTAGGGAAGGGTGGAAACTAAGGAGGATAAATGCTGGCACTCATTATCATCGGGGTTTTCTGGGGCGTGGCTGGTCTTATTATGACCACTGCATTCCTCACTGATCCTACTACAGACACGGATGTCAAGGACTTCCTTCTCATTCCCGTCTACATCGTGTTCTTCCCGCTGTTTTTCCTGGCCGTATCTTTCTTCGTCGGTCTGGCTTACGGTATGAAGTTCGCGGATCGACTTATCAATAACAAGTAAGGAAACAATGGCTACCACCAAAGATAGCCAGAAACAGGAACGCCGCCATGCTTCTCAGTATGGCGGCTCTGTTAATTCTGGTTCAGGAAACGGCTGGCTCCGTAAGGGTGATGTAAGAACCGAGAATGAGTTGTGGGAATTGAAGATTACGGATGCCAAATCCTATTCGCTGAAAGACGCGGAACTACAAAAGAATATCAATCATGCACTTCTTGATGGACGTATACCGATCTTTCTGGTACAGTTCAAGCCAACAGGCAATAGATATGTCGTGATGGAAGAGAACGACTACTTGGAACTTCGGGAAAGAGCGTCCATTGGTAATGAAGCTGAGAGTTAATTCCCCGATTTGGTTCAATGAGGACCATCCGGAGAAGCAGGCAAAGTGTGTATTATTTCCGGCCAATAGAGACCACGATCCGTGGTATGTGGATACGGAAGAAGAATCGGCAGATGCTAAAAGCATTTGCTTGGGTATTGATGACGGGAGAGAATGTCCTTTGTTGTCTGAATGCCTTGAGTTTGCCATGACCAACAATGAGCGGTTCGGTATCTGGGGAGGAAAAACTCCTGAAGAAAGGGCTGCCTTAAGAAAGGAAAGACGGGCTTGTCAGAAAAGAGATTCAAATCAGGCTGGGGAAAGCCTTCCGGACGCGTAGCAGACTTTTTCAATGCCCAGAAGAGCACCGTTCTTCTCGGTAAGGTTCAGGCACACATGATCAAGGAAGCCAGTAAGCCCAGCGATCGTCGCCAAGACGTTGTACACCCCTCTGAGGTGGCTAAGACAGGCTGGTGTCCCAAGAGTACCTACGAGCGTATTAAGGCCGCCAGAGAGGCATCCAACCCCTTTCTCAAGGCTGTTGCGGAGAGCTACAGTCCTCAGCTTCTCAATATCTTTGACGAAGGCCACTACATCCACGACAAGTGGCAGAAGCGACTTCGTGACATGGGAGAGCTTTGGGGAAATTGGGTTTGTGAGGTTTGTGACAAAAGATTTAAGGACGTACTATACCCCGGACAATGTTGGGGCTGTGACAGTACCCTATTGACCTATAAGGAGGTTCCTCTTCGAAATGACGACTTCCTGATTGCAGGACATGCCGATGGTGCGGTACCATCTTTGAATGCTCTTATTGAAATCAAATCCGTGGGAACGGGTACGGTTAGAATAGAAGCACCTGATATCTTCAAGAAGAACTCAGAGGGATCTAAGATTGACCTTACTGGACTTTGGCGAGATATCACAGAGCCGTTCCCTTCGCATATTCGGCAGGGACAGCTCTATCTTTATCTGTGTGAAGAGCTGGGCTTGTCTTATAACAAGATCATCTTCATTTATGAATCCAAGTTCAATCAGGGCGCCAAGGAATTCGTGGTTGAGTACGATTATGCTGTTGTTCACGACATTCTTATGGATATCCGCAATATTGTTTCCATTTTGGGCGGTTCTATGCCCAATGGAGAAGACTGCCCTGTTTGCAGCAAGGTAAATCTTCCCTACCCGTTCATTTGCGAATGTGTGGATGAACCGGTAAAGTGCCCATACAACGGATGTAAGGATTGTGAACCATATGGCAACAAGAACGCTGCAATCAGGGTGGGGGACACCGAAGCCAAGCAACTCAATGAGCCCGACAAGCCAGCTAGAGGCTCTAGGGTTTCGACCACTGCGCAGACCAGAAACGGAGCTGCCAGAACTTCCAAGCGCGTTGTCTGATCTGGACGATGCCGAACTGGTGTCTCTTATGGCACAGTTCAACAACTGGGCGGGATACGCCGGTGATCTGGTTGCACAGACTGCTATTTCCAAGAAGCGTGCTGAACGTGCTTTGTCGCGTCTTGGTGACAGTTTTCTTATTATGCACAAGACGGAAAAGACTGTTGCGGCTGCAAAGGCAAAGGCTCAGCAAGAGCCGGAGTATATTGCGGCTGAAGACGAATTGAACGGTATTGAGGATGTTCTTATCCTCCTGACTTCTCAGCACACTCACTGTGAGCAATCGGGCAAGGTGCTCTCAAGAGAGTTGACACGTCGTCTGGACCGCGCTAAGCTGGAGTCTCGTTACGAGAAGTACTCTGGAGCATAAGGGGAACAGTGTTCGGAAGAATCAAGATTGGCGATCAGTATGAGGCCAACCACACTCCGGGTAGTATCTGGATTGTTACTGCCGTAAAGCCTGGCGGTATTGTTGAACTGGACCGTAGAGGTGCGGTAAGTTATGTGACCAAGGAACAACTCAAGAATAACTACAAGAAGGCATAATGAAGCTAGTAGAAGACAGAATTTACGAAAAGAAGTCCGATGGTTCTCAGTGGATTCTCCGAGACTGGAGCACTTTCAACGTAGCTCTGGAGAATGCTCAGACCGGTTGGCCTGAGCTGGTACTTCGTTTTACTTTCAATAAGAACTACCAGGAGGCGTACAAGCATGATTAATGCGTATAAAATCGGAGACGTGTATATCCGCCGTAGTGATAAAACTCGGTGGCGTCTTGTGACTTGGGGCGATGTTTCGGTTACTCTGGCAAGTATTGATGATGACAAGATTACGAAGAAGGAATATCCGTCTCATTCGATATTCCGCAAGGATTACAAGTAAATAGAAAGTGGCTCCAGATAACTATATTTGGAGCCACTTTCATTCTAAATGCACAAATACAATATAAAGAGGATAAATGCTAGTTACACTTATCGCTAAAACAGAAATGGTGGATATTCCACTGAGTGTGCACCATACTAACTTTGACGAGTATTACAGCGGCGATAGTGGCGCTGATGCAGATGAGCTGGCACATTTTGCTGGTCGTTCCTGTTATCAAGCATGGGATATGCCTAATCCTGCTACGGCCAACGATATGGGCTATCTGGCCAATATCCTTAAGCAGCAGCATTACTCTGTGCTTGAGCATGGTTCTGCTACCTTCTACATTGAAGGAGTTAGTAGAAGCCTCAGCCATGAACTAATAAGGCACCGCCACTTGAGCTACAGTGAGCTGTCTCAGCGCTACGTGGATATGAAGGAGGCACAGTTCATTCTGCCGCCTGCCATGTTCAAGGTAGAGTTTCCCGAGATGTGGTCCGCTCCGGATATTGCGGAGGACTTGAAGACCGAGTACGCTAGTATCGTTCACGATTTGGAGCAGCTAGGCATCAAGGGCAAGAAGGCTCGTGAGGCTGCTCGTACCATCCTTCCTGGAGGCATGGAAACCAAGATTGTAGTTACTGGTAATCACCGTGCCTGGCGTGATATGCTTCACAAGCGCTACAGTGTTCATGCGGATGCCGAGATCAGAGAACTGGCTTGCGAGCTGTTGAGACAGCTGAAGCTGCTGGCTCCCGCCACCTATCAGGATTTCCCTGACGAGCCATTCAACTAAGAGGAATTAATGTTAGATATTCCAGAAACAAGATTTTATGTTCATCCGTTATCCTGTAATGCTAGTGACATTTTGGATTACAGTTACTTTCCCAGCGCCGTAGCGGCGGAAGCAGTCGCCAATGACGGGGCTAAGTTGGAAGCCAGAACCTTCCAAATAACTCAGGTAACCTTTACACCGTTAAGACGTGCCAAGGTTACGGTAGAGTTTACAGACGTAGCAACAGAACAACCCACAATGGTTGACAATCCATAATTCGGAAAACTAACTGGGAGAATATGATGGATCTGAACAAGTACGACGACATTTACTACGTGCACGCGGAAAACGAGAGTGCCGTAAATGGTGATGAGTACAGTTCTGAGGAAGATGCAATTGAAACTGCCCTTGACAATGCGCGTAACAGTTACGGGGATCAGTACGTTGTAACTCATGTTCTTACCCGTCGCATCGGTGCTGTGAAGTTCACCTTCGACCGCGACTGATAACAAGTAACACAGAATCACTAATTCGAACTATTTAAGGGGAACAAAATGGATCGTCCGCGTTTTGACCAGCTCGTTTCGGACATGTCCTGCCCGCGCTGCCACAAGCGTGGTCAGGTGCACCTTGAGTCTCAGGACCGGTACCGTCCGCGTCTTCGGATTCCCGGCCTGAAGCACTCGCACATTCCGCTCCCGTACACCAATGAGCACCCCAAGTACCACTGCTACGACTGTGGTCAGGGCTTCAACGACGATCGTCGTATCTGATGTTCGGCGAGATGGGATACATTCCTGTCAGGGTATGTACCGCGCATATGCGGTTTGTACCGTGCCGTCACGAATCAGATGATAGCCCTTGCCAGACTACTAGCGAGGGTGCTAAGGTAGAAGAAGTTCGCCGATACCAGCAGGAGGAAAAGTAATGTCCCTTGACCCGGTGCTGCTCGTCCGTCACAAGGATAGCCGTCCCAAGCCCACTAGCCGCTACGCTTCTGGTAGCGTGACCAATGGTGCCAAGAAGAAGCGCAAGAAGACCCCCAACAAGGTCAAGCCGACTCATCAGCACGTCATGGTGCTCGGTGCTACCGGTAAGATCCGTTGGATCTGGCGAGAGATTTAATAATCAGAAGAGCCCTGCCGAAAGGTGGGGCTCTTCTTATAAGGAGTTACGTTGCTGATTGATACAGAAGTATTGAAGAAGCGGCTCGAATTTATCGTGGCTGCTGACTACGCTTGGTATAATCCCGAGTTTCTTAGAGGAATCCGGGAAGCGATAATTACTATCGAGACAATAGAGAAGGAAAATGGTGAATCTTCCTGAAGGTTTCAGGCAAAAGACGTATATCGAGATTTGGTACTCCGACCTGGCCGAGGTTTCTGAGAAGCATTTCGGCGGTAAGCTCGATATGGCCGTAGTTATGGACTTTCCTAGCCAGGACAGCTATCGTACTGTCACTGTTCCCTCTGACAGGGAATGGGCAATAGATTGGGAATCCGCCGGTTATGATGAGAGTCCTGAGCTGATTGCCAAGATTCGAGAAGAGTTGGCAGTAGGAGTATCGCGTAGTACGGGTAAATGCCGTGTAGGTGTAGAATCCCTGCTGGATTTGCTGCATGAAGATGGCATTATTCCTGCTGGGGACTATCTGATTACGATTTGGTGGTAAACAATGACTGTCGCAGAACTTATTGATCTACTTTCCCAATTTCCTGAGAATATGCGGGTAGTAAAGGCTGATGATGCTGAAGGCAATGGTTTTCGGCAGATTTACGCTACGGACTTTGGTTTTACTCCGGAGGCTGACGCGTGGTTGATTGAAACTCTTTTTGATCCCGATGATTTTGAATATGAAATTGTCGGATGTGAAGAAGAACAAGACTGGAGTAAGGTGGTAGTGCTGTGGTAAGTATTCTCCCGTGGAGATGTTCCCAGTGTGGGAAGCTCCATCACTCCCGAATCCGTCGCTGCCCATTCATTGATATTCCACCTAAGGAGCCTGATGAGTGACAAGATCAAGTGCTTCTACGGTTGCGGAGCAGACGGAGTGAGGTTTGTATCTCTTCCCCAGACTGGTGAGAAGCTGTGGTTGTGTTATCCGCACGCCGATGGTAAGCTTCTCTCACTGGGCATCGAGATGGAAGCTCTCAAGCCGAAGGGGAAGTGATGGGTAAGCACAGTAAGGATCGTTGCTTTGAGTGCGGTAGCCAGAAGGACGTAGTCTTTGTCTCCTGGTATCTACCCAAGGGAGCGCACCCGCGAGACAAGGGACGTTTCCTTTGCAGCAGGCACGATCTCAAGGAAACCAGCAACTACATTAAGGGATCAGACAATGGGTAAGCACGGTAAGAAGAAGCCGACTCCGGCGGAGAGTGATCGTATGGAGCGAGTAAACCTCGTTGCTTCCGTTGGCCGTGAGCTGACGCGTGAGGAGCAGGTTCGCCTCCAGATGGATGTTGACATCATCGACAAGGGTTACAACAACCTGCCGGATGGTGCTCGTTGATTCTGCTCGTAACGGGCAGTCGAAATTGGCCTTGGGACCTTCGTCTCAAGGTCTTTTCGGCTCTGAACAGGGCTACGCTCAATGCTTCCTCAGTTACTCTGCTGCACGGATGCTGTCCTTATGGAGAGGACATCTCAGGTAGTCTCTACAAGGGCGCTGACGGCCTCTCAGACCTTCACGGGAGGCTCCTTGGCTGGGATGTACGCGGCTTCCCTCCAGACCGCTCACAGGGCCGCAGAGGCTTTGCGATCAGGAACGCTGCGATGGTTGACGAGAGACCGGACAAGATGCTAGCCTTCTTTCTACGCGGTTCGGAGAACCGAGGAACGCAAATGACTGTGGACATGGCGAAGCGCAAGAATCTATGGGTATTGGAGTTCTACAGTGACAATTAACGAGAAGATCGAAGTGGCTCTTATTAAGTATCTCTACGAGGAGCACGGCATTGATGCTATCTCTGCGAATTTCGTAGAGACTGAGTTCCACAAGGCATACTACAGTGGCTGCGAAAGCTGCGGCTACGGCGGTGACTCGGATTATATGGACTTCGATATCTCCTATCGAGAGTCTGGCGGCACGTACAGCAAGCGAATCACTATCGACGGTGATCCGCTGGGATTCTTCCCGACTCTGGTAAAGTACTTCGATTAAGGAAATTAAGAGTGATTGATGATCATGACTGCGCCGAAGAAGGTTGCTGCTACTATAGCTGCTACTGTCCTTGTGTAGATGATCCGGAAGAAGATTGTGTAGGCTGTTCCTCCTGCGGGGCAACAACTTACATCTGCGACTGCTAGGAGAATTTTTGTGCCTAAGAAGAAGCCTGAACTTGTCAAACTGCAGGTCTATATAGACCATAACAATGAGGTATTTATTACCTGGATTGATGGCCGTAGTTCCGGCACTCTTACTCTTACTGCCGAAGAGGCCATAGAGCTTGGACGCTGGGGTAAAATGGCGGGTATCCGTCGTGACGGTGTAAATTTTCTTGAGAGGGAGATTAACAATGGCTGACAGTTGTTACCACGTGCAGACAGAGTGCTGCTTTAATTGCTGCGATGGCGAGGACTGCGAGCGCTGTATTGAGGATGATTACTATGAGAGTGATTATCTCGCTTGTGGTTGCTGCGCCTGTTGCGGCTGTGACTGCTCCCACTATCCGGATGAGATCGACTACTACGATGAGGATGACAATTACTAATGCAATGGGGCATTAAGCAAATGTGGACTGATGGTAAGAATCTTCGTGTTTCTTACCACCGAAGCAAGGACGACATTCAGCCTTTTGCGCATGCGCAGTATGAGGCGGGAATGAGCGAGTACATTATCCAACAGGGTGAGCCAGTAGGAGTGCTTATGCTGAGTAAGGATGCCACTAAGGTGAATGAGAGTCAGTACGGGATATGGAAGTAAAGCTAGAAAAGCCCGAAACCGCTTGGATTGGCATCGATCAGTCTTACAGCGGTTTCGGGCTTGTTGTGCTAGACGGTGAAGGTAATGAAGAATTCTATTTATGGAAGTTCAAGAATCTGGGCTCAGAAGCTGGCAGATTACAAGAAATTCGTGACAAGCTTTTCGCTTTCTTCATTGAGCAGAGAGCCGCACATAAGAATTGTCATATGGTTATGGAAGGTTATGCCCACGGTTCCCGATTCAACCGTGAGAAACTGGGCGAATTGGGAGGGATTGTCAAGTTATCCTGGTATGACGCATTTTCAACTGATC